ATGGAATGTTCTAAAGAATGGTGAGCACAAGGGTAGAAAAGCCATTATACGATATGGCACACTCCATACAAAACAATCAAATAGGGGTATCAAAAAAGAAAAGGAGGTATAATATGTTAGGAGCAATTATAGGCGATATTGTAGGCTCACGTTTTGAGTTCAACAATACAGACAACTACAACTTTGAACTATTCGCAAAGGATAGCACATTTACAGATGACACCATTTGCACTATAGCGATAGCAGATGCCATCAATACGGGCGAAAGCTACAAAGATAAGTTATTGGAGTGGTGTAGGACATATCCGAATCCAAAAGGGGCATACGGAGGCAGTTTTGCACGTTGGATAGCATCTAATGACCCGCAACCATATTACAGTTTTGGTAATGGCTCTGCAATGAGAGTAAGCCCGGTTGCATGGGCGTTTGATAGCTTGGAAGAGACTTTGGAGGAAGCGGAAGAAACGGCTATAGTAACACACAACCATCCGGAGGGAATAAAGGGGGCTGTAGCGGTTGCACACGCTATCTATTATCTGAGGAATACACACAACCAAAAAGAATTTGAGAACATTATGCAATCCTACTATCCAATGTTTATGCTGAACAACTATTTTGCTGGTGTGTTTGATGAAACGTGTCAAGGTACTGTACCGTTATGCTTAAAGATTGTGCGTGTAAGCACCTCTTTTGAGGATGCAATACGTAGGGCAATTTCTTTCGGTGGTGATAGTGATACAATCGGTGCTATTGTCGGCTCAATGGCAGAAGCCCTTTGGGGTATTCCAACTGAAATTTCAGATAAAGTATTCGACATATTGCCTACTGATATGCTCAATGTGATAGGCACTTTTTACGAGAAACTAAATAGAATATAATATGATAATAGAGCGTTTATTGAAAAACATTTCCAGTGCTATAGGAATGAGTGAATCTGATTTGTGTAATCTACAGATAGCACTACGCAACTGTGAGATTTGCAACTACATCAGACCCTATGAGGCTAATATTTACTAATTATGGAATACCAATCATGCGAGTATTGGCAAATATTCTTAACGAGCCAATTACGGGAATAGCAGAAAAAATCAATAATAAAGAAATGAGTTATCAAGACTTGATATGTGCGCTTAGCGTTATAGCACAAGATTTTAAAGTAATGGAACAAAAAAATAAATTATTATGGTAAAAGAGACATTGCAATCATTTTGCCGCTTCTACAAAGGCGAAACGGTATGCCCGTTCAAAGATGGCGATAAGCAAATGTTTTGGCTTTGTGAAAAATGGTGGACAGAGCAAACTATACCCGCCACCGATGCCGGGTGTGAACTCATTACCCCTATTCTAAAGGAGTACACCGATGCCGGACTATCCAGCTTTGAATTGTACGATGGTGTGCCTATCACATTGAAAGCGGTGCTTTTCAATCGGTACTGCAAATATGCTGAAAGTGTAGATATAGAGGGCTTTAGAAAGCTGTATCGGACTACATACATAAAAGGTTAAAGTAAAGGCGCACCGTAATTGATGCGCCTTTCTTTTGTTGTCAATACTTGCAATAGAATCCCATTGAAGTAGAAACCATTTCCTTTATCACTTTCGGGCTTTGTTCCAAAACTTCCATATCTATATACCATTTGCCATTTGTGTATTCGGCTTTAGTGATTCTGAATTTAGTGCCACGCTGTAGGATGATTTCATTTTCCCCTGTTGTTGTAGGCTTAGAAGTTCCGTTCCACTTCTTCCCCGGACAATAGTCCCCGTTGTCATGGATTGAACCAAATGCAGAGAAAGGCTCTGCGTAAGTCATTTGTGTACCTTTCGGACAATAGATATTCAGACAAACGGGCTTACTTCCAAAGTTCGTATTCCGGCAATTACCACACGACATAAAGGAATCATCCGTACCAACCTTGCCAACCAGCTTAGACGGGTCAGATATATAAGCATCCAAATCAGACAATCCAAAACGATAGTTTACAAAAGCACTGATTTCGTCACGCTTTACCCAAACATCATCTTTAAGTGTGCTTCGGGCTATATATTGGGTCATATCGGCAATATGCTTTTCGGCTTCGGACAATCTACTGCCATAGTAGTGATAATATCCCTTGATAGCACGCAAAGGCTCTGTTATGTAACTACTACCAGCCGTATATTGATACATAGCCGCCTTTTCATTGGAGCTTGCAAGTTTCCACATATCCACGGCATTATCAAAGAAATAATCGTTTGCATCCGAACTATGAATAAACCATTTCGCTGCATCCTTTCTTTCCTGCGTAAAATCGGAATCTTTAAACTTAACATCCTTGACTTTTGATTTACGCATGGCAGCGGCTTTTTCAATGCTTTCTTTCCTTGCATTGAGTTCCGCAATGGTTTGTTGTGCCATTGCTTTATCATTGCCATTGATTGCATTTTCAAGCTGTGCAATGAGCGATTGGTAAGGCTTGGACTTGGTAGAGAACTTAGATAGGTCGGCATAGCTATCCTTAATGGCTTTCCAATCTATCTTATCTTGAACAATGCCAAGCTGTTTAACATAGGCTTGTTGTGACACCTGCCACGTTGGGTACTTCTGTTGTACATTATGATAGTTACCACCTAAAAAGTCGTATGCTTCAAAATTCAGTTTCTTTAATTGTTGTTCCAAAGAAAGGCTATCCCATTGTGCCAGCTTATCAGCAACCGCCTTGTTTACGGCTTTTGCATCGGCTAAAGAGAACTTTTTAGCCACCTCCATAGGGCTATCTATGTAACCCAGTGAATAAATCTCCTTACCTATGGCTTTCAGTTTATGGGCTTCCAACATGATAGCGGACAAATCAGGGTGTTTTAGAGCCTCAGCTAAAGCCGTAGTATCAACATCTGAAATACCACCCATAACACGGAGCATATTATTACCATAGTGATAGGTCGCTTTCCTCACATTCCACCGTTGCCGGATGGCATTTGCTTCCGCTTCCGTCCGGGCTTCGTGCCGGGCTTTCGCTATCTCTTTTGCAGTCGGTGGATAGATAACCTTTTCATTGTCCCGTAGGAAGTAGGGCAAAGTTCCTTTCTCCGTTGCATCCTTGATGCGTTGCTCATTGGCTTGCATCCACCCGGTAAATTGGGATGGCAGCTCTTTTACCTTTTCCTCACATTCCACCGTTGCCGG